CGACGTTGCTCTCAGTGTTGCCGATCAGGGTAACAGCAGTGTTCTCTGCCTTCTGATTGGCACTGCCACGGGTCGGGGCTGGGATGTTAATCGTGTCGCCCTTCTTGCCGTTGTGCTTGATCTTGCGTACCAGATTAGCGGCTACAAGGTTCTTCTCGTAGGTAGCCTTGATCTCGTCAGACCAGAGTTCGGGGATAAAAGTATCCGCTTCGGTCAGACCAGTAGCGCCAGTCATAGTTGGGTAAGTTGAAGTTGCCATTCCTTAGTTCTCCATAGGTTATTTAACCCTCCCTTCTGCGTACGCTCTCCTGATCTCAGGAGCGAGCGCCTCGTATCGGGATGGGTTGGTTCTCATTAGTTCAACAATGTCTTGTCGTCTAAACACCTTCTTAGAGCTACGTCCAGCGGGTGCGCCTTTCGCAGTTCCGGTAGAAGCCTTCTTTACTTCTGCCTTCCGAGCAGTCTTTTCCTGCTCTACGACATCGTCAGACACTTTCTTCCGAGTGTTCTTGTATTCCGTGAACAACTCGTCAGCTATCGCCAGGTCGTAAGTAGCATCAGCTTCCTTCAGCATCCGTTGTCTAATCGTACTGCCTTGTACCCAGCTATTAAAGTCTGGGGACTTCAGCACTTCCATAAAGTCTGGATGCTTGCTTGCAAGCTGTGCTTGTGAGGCTTGATGCCTCTGTTGGGCGGCAAGTGTCTTGAGCTGTTGAATCTCAGGGTTCATTGCCAATGCCTTGTTTATTGCCTCGGTAGGTCGAGCAAAGAAATCATCGTCCGTAAGAGTGGGTTCAGGTTCCTTTTTATCCGTCCCTTCGTTCAGCTTACTAAGTACAAACTCATCAAGTGTTCTCCGTAACTGACCAACCTCATTGCCCTGTTGTCCGAAACGCTGCTCAAGTTCTTGATGCATACGCGCTATTTCGGCAGGCGACTTGCCCCTGTATTTCTCAGGAAGTTCCTCTGCGTCCATAGTAGCTCCCGTAGGTCTCGACTCCTCAGTCGCGGTGCTTGCTACATCTTCTAGAGAGAACTCGGTAGTCCCCGGTTCTGCTTTTGGTGACTTATCTGCTGGATCATCTATCATTGCCATTGTTAAAACTCCGTGCTGTTTGCATTATGGAGAAGCATATAGGATTGCGGTTATCGCCCGCCACGTGCTACATCCCACGCTGCCGTAGGACCGTGTCGTTCGACTGCCTTCCTTTCCACCGCCATCTGTTTCTCTCTATTCGCCATCCACTTCATCGTGGCTCCGGGGTAATCCCCTGAGATCGGGTCTAGAGAGGTACGTACGGGACTTATGATACGCTTCGCTGTTACTTCACACCCTTCCACCGGACACTCCATTGTGGTCGTCTTCGAGTCAACAAAGACTTCCGTGGTATGCCCCGCTTCGCAGGTCACGTCGATACAGATAATCATTCCTCTGTATCCACTTCTGAGGCAGTGCGAATCGCATCCTCGTATGCTAGGATTGAGTTGAGGATGCTGACTTGTCCTTGCCGGAAGCCTAACATCTGATCGCCTTCAATCCCATCGAGATGGTTAATACCATTCTTATTGGCGGTGACGTCCTCAAGAAAGAATCGCCAGCCTTCGCTTGCGAACATATCTTCTAACGCCTTCTGGACTTCAATGTTGAAGTTATCCATGTGTACTCCTTACTTCTTAGTAGTTGGTTTGGGTTGCTTGCTGTCTTCAAGTTCCTTGATACGGTGCTCAAGCTCGTTTACTTTATTGGTAAACCACTCAAAGCGTCCGTTGATCTGGTCGACTATCCTCTGCAAATCCTCTTTCTTGACTACTGGTGTCATCTACTGGTACTCCTGTCGGGGTTCCTTCATCGAATGGAATTGCCCCGTTCTTAGTTGCTGATTCAAGGATTTCTAACTGCATCTTACGGTTGGCTAAGTTAAGCTCAGCCTCCTTAAAGCGCCGTGAGAACTCCTTGTCGTCGTCACTGCCAGCAGCGAGTTGCTTGCTAATGGCTGCGATTCTATCATTCTCCAGTTCAATCGGGATAGCACGCTTCTCTGCCTCGTACTTCTCTGCCCTCTTGTTGCTCTCGTTCGCTTGTGCTTGGAATGCGGCGATCTGAGCTTGGAGTAACTGTTCTTGTAGCTGTGCCTGACGCTGAGCAGCCTCTTGCTGCTGCGGGTCGGGCTGTGCTGCCTTCTGGATAGTAGCGATCAACTGCTCCCTGTTGTTCAGGTGCATATTGTTGATGATTGCCTCTATCAGGGGCAGGTACGCCGGGCTTTCCTTACCCGTAGTGCTCAGCAGTGTGGTCAGTTGGCTAGTCTCGAACTCTCTAGCCATGATTCCCATGCTGCCTGACACGACAAACTTGTAATCCTTGGCGGGGAAGCGCTCAGGGTCGTACTGTATGTACAACCATGCCGCCATCTCCACGGCAGGGATTAGAAAATCGTTCTGAAACGCCATGAGCGTGCGCTTATGACGCTTTATCACGCCCCCTAGTGCCATACTAACGGCTCCAGAACGTGCGTCTCCGATCTCCTGAGGCAGTCCAGCGGTGTCTATAGCGCCGGTAGCCCTCTGGTGCATGCGCTCCAGTGCTTCTGCCTGATTAAACGTGATTCCACTCACTTCACCGAACTTAAATGGGCGAAGTATCGTGTTGGGGTCCCCTGTAGTGATCAGAGTCTTACCCGGAACCACCTTAGCGTTCATGCCACGGGGCATTCTAGTGCCGTCTACGGCTAACATTGGGTGTGCGGTCAGCGCCAGAGCGTCTGCTCGTGCCCGTAACTCGCAATCAATAGCCTTCTGGCTGTTATAGCCCTTCTCGACAACGCCTCTACCGTAGAAAACACCCGGCATGCAGTCCCATTGGAACGATACGACGGGGCGTTGACCCATCATAAACGGATTCTTCTCGGCTTTTAGCAGTTCTCCACTGGTAGCGTCGATGACGACGATAGCTTCAGTGTAGTAAGTCTTCTCTACGTCCGGCATTTCGATGTCATAACCGTCGAACGGGTCGTCTCCCTCGGTGTCTTTGTCCGCATCGAGCAGTTCTGTCGGCACTAAGCCGTAATATTTGATGAGTCGGCACTTGCTGTGAGCCTGAGCCGCCAGATTCTGGTCAGCTTCCAGCGAAGTTTCCGTGTAGGACACGCCGACCATCACGTCATCGCGGTAAACGCCGCTCTCTTGAAGCAGCTCCACCTGATGAGTAGGTACGTATTCGTCGATTGCCACGCCCAGAGCGCCTTCAATGGACACAGCAGCAGGGTCAATGCGGAAGTTACGAGGATGGATGGGCCTGTAATCGACCACAACCTTCTCTTTTGACATCACTCCGACAGCCTTAGTGTACTGATCGACGGACTGAGATGCCGGAGCCTTCTCTACCACCTCGTCCAGTACCAGTTCCATGATGCCCGTACCCGTCACGGCAGCGTTAATAAGCACTTCGCCGCACGTCTTACGGAACCCACGCTTCTCAAAGTCCTCCATCAGGGCAGCACGCATAGCTACAATATCGCTAGAGTCCTGATCTTGGAAGTCATCGCGGATGTCAATGAACTCGCCTCTGCCGAATATGGCCTCTTCCACCTCGGCTACACTGCCTTCTACGGCTTGTGCGCTTGCTGGCGATATGAGACGACTGCGCTCGCTCTGACGAGTCTTGTCATTCTCCGCCCAGATGCCGCGCCACAGGCGGTCATACTCAAGGTGCTTCTCCTGATAGTTGGAGATGTAGTGCTGTTCCCACTCTTCTACCTTGTCTAGTACCCAGCTAGTAAGACTGGCTCCTAGCAAGTTATCATCTTTATTAAGCATTGTCGCTCCTAGTATCCTGAGATTTCGTCGAGAGCCGCGTAGTCGTCCTCATCGTCGAGGTCTCGATAGTCTACGTAGCTAACCTTGGCAAGCTGGTCAATGTATGCCAGCGCGTCCACCATGTCATCGTGCGTTAGTTTGTCAGGGAACTGGAATAGCTCATCTAAGAATTGCCTGTTCCATTCGCCCTTGTTTAGCGTTATACGTCCTTGCTCGAAGTTACCCTGCAAGGCCCAGATGATTCTGTCCGTCTTTCGCTGATTACCGTGCGTTAGCTCCTTGATGGGGAAGTAGCGACCTGATCGCTTCTGCAACTCGAACAGGGGTGACATCACCGCCTGCTTTGCAATACCCATCTCAATGCCAACACCGACAGGATTGTACTCGGCTATCAAGTCGAAGATCGTCTGAGCAGTCTCCTCGACCGTCCAGCGCCCCGCTACGATGTCCGCAACCCACCAGCCGTCCTCGTTCACCTTGACGACAGCAAAGGCGCTATTATCACGCCTACGCTTCCTCTTAGCCCCTGCCTGCTCAAAGCCTGCAAGGTCGCAAGCGATATAGAAGTCTCCGGTCATGGGTTCCTCGTCATCAATTTTAACCCACTCTTCCTTAAAGACTTCGCTACCGATTGCTTCGAACGATGCCATAAACTCCTGACGGAATGCGTGGCTGGACATTCGATTCTGTGCTGAGTCGATCTCTTCCTTCGCTACCAGCGGATTGTCGTATGTGGTGAAGTGCCATGCCTTGTAGGCTTCGTCCTCACCCGTGTCCGCGTAGTGGTAGAGATCATAGAAGTGGTTGCGTCCCTTCGGCGTACCGATGAACACTGCCTCACCTCTCAAGTCAGCTAGGGCGGGGAGGATAATCTCGTCCCACACCTCCGGCTTCATCTCAGCGTATTCGTCTAGGATAACCGCACGCAGGGCAACACCCCGCATCGTATCCGGTCTGTCACTGCCCTTCAGGCTGATGCGGCTACCGTTAACCAGCTCGACCTGTAGGTTGTTGACGTTACTCTTTGTTCTCAGCCCCTCAGTGAGTTCTAGCAGTAGATGCCACATAATGTCTCGTGCCTGTCCCTGAGTTGGTGCTATGTAGAACACGTCGCACTTCTCTCTAGTCAGCGCAGCGAAGATCATCTTGTAGGCCGCGAAGCGAGACTTGCCCGTCCGCCGTCCTGCCGCAATCACTGTGAATCTGCTGTTATCGTTCCATACTTTTTCCTGCCACGGGAGTAGGGAGATATCAAAGTTCATTACCATTTAACCTTATCGGCCCAATAAGCAGCAGACATTTTACCCTTGGATATATTCTTGGCAT